CAACCGTTGTTCTATCCTGTCTGGTTTGCCTGATGTTGTCGACCTGGTTTCAGTAGGTTCAATATACATTCGTTCGAGAATGAACCTCGCTTTGAGTTGTTCAAGATCCCCGTGTCTGCCGCCCAACACTTCATACTTGACGGATACCAGCCGTTTAGCCCGTTTACATATATCTGTAACAGCATCGATCCGCTCAAACACAGTCATTTTGTCCCGGATACCTTCAATCAAATAATGTTTGCCTTCATAATCTATTCCCCACCGCTCGATAACAGTATAATCGGATTTCTTTTTTTGAGTAGATGCGGGGTCAACACACACGTATTCCGCCAACCCGTCAGGGAGGTTGTCATACTCCTGCCACCACTCCGGGTTAAACTTTGCATCTTTAGGGTTAAACGGCTGCATTTGGTATTGCGGATAAACTATAGCCGGGCCGATTGCCGGGTTGTTCATATCTTCCTCGAACTGGTAGCGGTTCATACGTTGAGGAAAAGTGTAAACCCCGTCATGTTCCGCCGGGCGGATACTTTTATGGAAATTGTTGTTAGTATCATCATTCAATACGCTGTGCAGATCGTTGAAATGGTAAATCGTGCCGACTACATCTTCTTTCGGGTACAACTTGTTGTCATAAAAGTTGCGTAAGTACCCGAAATATTCTTTTGACGCATTGATCTGGTCGTTATTGTTCACCGACTCCTTATTGACTAAATCGTCAATTTTGAGCCAGTCGAAATGTAAACCCGTGATGTTCGTCCCTACACCGGCGCACATCATCGTGGGTTCATCATAAATTTTTGTCCTCATGGGGATAGTGAACTGTGTAGTCGTGCCGAACTCTATTTTGCCTTCTTTATTCGCGGATGGACAGTATTCACGGAAAAAGTAACGGAAATCTTCATTGAACATGAACGTAGATTTTATCCCCACTAAAATCATGCTCGCTACGTCCATTGTATAACTTACAAGCAGTATCCTGATATTCGGGTTGTTTACTATGAGCCATATTGAATGCGCTTTGGTAATTATGGATGTTTTGAAAAATCCTCTGCACCAAAGCCATAAATTATGCACGGTATAATCCCCAAGATACCTGTACTTCTGCAATTCCGCGATCTCTTGCTTGTGGAACTCGCCCAGGTCTCTGTACCCTAACAGGTACAAAAACGACTCAAAGTCCCGCTTGAAATAACTCTGGCATAAAAGGCGCTGTTTCTCTAATCCGTTTTCTTCTTTGCCGAGTGCAATCAAATCCGATTGTTCCTGCTGATTAAACCTACTGTATAAGTCCATAATAAAAAAGAGGCAAGCCAAGAGTTTTCACTCAAGACTCGCCTTTAGTATGTTTGGGCGGGGAGCTGCTAAATCAACGCCCGGTTGTTTTCTTTTTAATCGTCCTTAACCCTGTCAACCTCGAATTTCCATACCTTGCCGCAACTTACTTGCACCTTCGTCTTGTCTGCCCCTACCGGAGATACCCACAATTCTAACCGGCCTTCACCATGAGAAATGATGGTTTCAGCTTCCTTCATCAACCTATCCCGCCAGGTCATTTCCCGTTTAGTCTCCACCACCGCAGCGTTTCCATCACCGCTACATAATCAGCCCATATGAAAAACATGAAGATCAGTATGTCTACCGGAGTGTATATTACCCCGAATATCCGCAGGAATAAAAATATTACACTCATTACCCTCCCGTCCGGTCTTTCATTATCTTCGGGATAAGCTCAAGGATTATCAACCCCAAAATCACTACAACTATAAATATCCAGAAAAGAAAATAAAGCATTGATTACCTCTTGGTAACTACCTATGCCACTTTCAACCCGTTCTTTCAACCTTGCCCCGTTTCTACGCAAATTTGAGGCATTGTGGCAGCCCATGCTATCCCCTTTTTCCCTGTTTTTTTTCTGCAAAATAGTAAACCGGGGACTCCAAAACTTTTTTTATGGCAATTCTACAAAATTGCACGGCGCGGAAACGGCTTGGGACTCCAATGTAGTCTCCCCACCCACCCCGTCGCCAATCCCCTGCTTTTCTTTTGCTGCACACACCCAGTCTCTCTCAAGATCAATCAATGACCTGATGTACTCAATGTCCTGGTACGATGTAGACTGTATCCTGGCCTGTATATGGTCGGGTAATGGCATTATAAATCACTTCCTATAATAAACATTATGTTAACTTCTTAACCTCTGCAACACAAGGAGTTACATCAATATTAACTAACTCTTTGTTGCTTACCCTGTTCACCGGCTGCGCTGGTATGGGGATATGCATATACTTGGACAAGATCGGGTGATCTTGCATATCAGATAAGTCTATCCTGCCGCTATGATTAATCTCGGTTGTATCTCGCCAGCCAAAGTTCTTAAGTGCAAAAATAGCACCAGCACCAAGACCTCGTTGCAGCAACATCTCATAATGCTGTTCCAGTCTTGATCGCGCCATTTTAATTGTGTGGGAAAATTCGTCTTGTTTTTCGAGGTCATAAAACGAGTGCCGATTACTAAATCCACAATACATAACTAACCCTGTTATAGTGGGATACGCGACTTCTATTGCTTTCTGGGCTTCACCTTTACCGACAATAACCGTCTCTATATGGAGGCCTGATTTAAAATACCGATCTATTTTGGTTTGGAGTTGTAATGCAGTTTTATATTTTGGGGGGCGTCCGGCGTGATTTTTTTTATTTTTCTTGATTGTCATAATATTGTTTTCTTAGGGGAAAATAATCTCAATTTATCTATACGGCACCAAAGTTTATGCCATGCCTTGTTGTATTTTTCTTTGTCCGCTTTTATACCGACTTCAATTGCAAAATCCGTAATACAATACTGCAATGCCTTATACTTCGCTTCGTGTGCTATTGCCATTTTTGGTGAACCCCTTTCGAATGAGGATTTTAACGTGTTCAAAGTTTAACGATTTGAATTTGCTTGGTCTACCGCCTGCGTGTTTGGAAGGAGTTATAGGCATATTACCTCAATAGGGTAGCTGCTACAGCGATAAGAGTTAGGATGATGATAGCAAAATAGGTCATTGATCTTTCCTTAAAAAAGAATATACTACAATAAGGCATTTATGTCAATGTTTTTTATTTGGGGTAATTCCGACCCCGGGCTGATTTAGTTAGCCATCTGACCGGGTTGACATCAGCTAAAGGTTCGGTGCTGCCAAAGACTGTGGCCTGAAAATAATGCTTGACAAAACTCAATCTGTCAAGTATACTTATTATAGGTAGGGAGAGATAAGATCGCGCCTCGGATGACAGGGGCTGAGCAAGGAGGATGGTATGAGACAAGACAAGCGCAATAGGATGTTAGCGGTAATGACATGTCATAAGGGGTCTGTTACGGTAGATCACGTATTGTCGACAGTGCTCAATGACCCAGAGATCGCCGCATTGCCTGGACATATCCTCGGAAAAATCGCAAATATTAGACACGCCGCATACCAAGAGGGCAAGCATGCGCAAGAGATCGACACTTGGGCATACGATGGCCCTCAAGATTTCCTCGCTGGCTTGGGGCATGGGGTAAGACAACCGTCGGGCAATATGCTATCACAAGGATTTATCGAGGTTGACGAGTCAACTGTAACGTTGACACTTACGCCCGACGAGGACACAAAACAAGCAATCATCTACAAACGTACATGATCAAGCTCATCTACCCCAACCCTGATCTTCTTAAGCTGGCGGGCGCAAAACCCGCCAGTGTTGTATCCCTGCGTTGGACTGACCGGCACTCGCAATCCCATTACAAGCTGGGCGTATTGCTCTACGATAAGACCGCTGATATTTTTGACGGCGCGTCATTCCGCGCGGCCCGCGACAATTTTGGGGCGCGGTTGGTACATAGCGTTATCTCTCGTCAACGTGTTTGCGGCGCTCTCGGTGTGCCGCTAACCGAGCCGGGAATCATTGAGGGTTACACTCAATCCGGCTGGGCTGTCCGCACTAATGTATCTCGCCAATATGTCAATGAGCAAGTGATCGCAAAAAAAATTAAAACGGTAAAAATTGGGGAACACGAATTTATTGTGCCCTAACCCTGTTTTTTTATCCTGCACTTTTTATGTTTCTTAAATTTATTCCATAACGCACTACTAGCTGACGCACTACTAAAAATCAACAGCCAATAAATTAAAAGTTCCATTGGGAGCGTGGGGGTTTAACTTGCTTAAACACTCTTGGTTTATCTGTGCCATTAGCATAAATCACTTCTCCCCCTCTCCCTGACCTGACCTGACAGGGCTGATTTAGTTAGCCATTGTTCAAAATTCAATCCATCTTTATGCTGATTTAATCCGTCTATAACAACAAACTCGTTGTAATAGAATTTCTCTTTTAATACGTTTTCAAGATCCGCAATCCTCGCATTCTTTTGGGTTATTGCAAGTCGACAGCGGCGCATAGCAAAGTTAAAGCCGTTGGTAAAAGACCATTTCGCTATTTTAAGTTCGTTTTGCGTGGTAATAGAAACGCCTCTGTGTAGTTGCACCCGTTCCTCCGGCAATTCGCTGGCACTGGCGAGATAGGCTTGAGCGAGATCAATTAAATCGCATTGCATATTTGGTGGTATAAAATTATACATCCTGAATTGTGCAAGAGATTCTACGATCCTTATATCGCTAAATATCATTCAATTCCCCCCTTTTTTAATCTATCGGCGCGAACACAAAGAATACCGCAATTGCAACAATCAGCCAGAATGAGATCCAGATACAATCGAACAGGT